AGTAAAGGTGAAGTAACTAACTTAGACGACAACTATAATTTCGTCCCGAAGTTTCCTTCTCACGTTCCTCCGAGTAGGGTTGAGGGTTTAGGAAATGTCCCTCCAGGAAAACAATTACTGGCTGTGGTAACGGATACGAAGGCTTGGTATGACGTTTCGTTTACAGTTACAGTTGTAACAACTGATGGTCCAACTTCGTTTACTGTAGGTCTCCGTGTTAATAATGATATGGACGCTTATGGTAAGTTCGTCAAGGAGTACAAATGATTAAGGGCGAATTTACAATACTACAGAATGGTATTTTACAATACTATTCAAGTTATGAATCGATTCCTGCAAGTTTCGATTCCCTTATTCGTTGCGAGTTTGAGTTTCCTCCGGAACCACATACGCCAGAACAGCATGAGCAGATAGAAAAGTATACAGAGTATTTAAAAGAACTAATGTCTAGGGAGAAAGGTAATGCCAGCAGCAACTAGAATTGGTGACGCAGACGTTGGTCACTGTACAGGTATGGTAAGAGCCGCAGGTTCGGGTAACGTATTTGTAAACGGCATCCCTTGGTCACGCCAAGGTGATATTAACACTGGACATAAACTTCCAGGAGCTCCTTGTCCTGGTCACTCTGCACCCATTGCTGCAGGTTCTTCGACGGTGTTCGTGAATAGTAAAGGTGCTGGTCGAGTTGGAGATGCGGTATCAGATTGCACTGCTGTTGCGGCAGGATCTCCTAATGTTTTTGCTGGTGGATAGGTATAAATAAAGCTATGAGTACAGAGAAGTTATCGGACAATAAAGTCCAAAAAGTTCGTTATCAGGTTAAGGGTCTCGCAGAGTACCGTGACCTCAACACGAAATTTAAAGTACACCCGACGTATGGTGACATTAGACCTGTTCGAGATATAGAGGCTGTTAAAAACTCTATTCGTAACATTCTGTTAACTCGGCGAGGCGAACGACCATTTAATCCTAACTTTGGGTGTAATCTAAAGGCATACTTGTTTGAGCCAGCCGACCCTATTACTAAGGCGCAGATGGAATATGAAATACGATATTCTATCGGAGAGCAAGAGCCTCGTGTTAAGATATTAAACCTCGACATACAAGACGACCCCGATCGTAATGCTTACTATATTACTATTCAGGTTCTTATTGTCAACAATCAGGAGACGGCTGACGTCGACGTATATTTAGAGAGACTACGATAAATGGCAAATTCAAAAATAACAGACGTCTCGAAGTTAGACTTTGAGAATATTAAGGCAGACCTCAAAACCTTTTTAGAAGGGCAAGAGGAATTTACCGATTACGATTTCGAAGGTTCAGGTCTGGCAGTTCTTATCGACCTATTGGCGTACAACAGTCAGTATAATGCTATGCTGGCTCACCTTAATATGAACGAATCGTTTTTGGATACCGCACAGGTTAGATCCAATGTTGTTTCTCACGCACAACTTATCGGCTATACACCTAAGTCTCGTCTCTCTTCTAAGGTGCAAGTCGATGTAATTGTTCGTGGTGATGAGAATTCCCCAAACTCGATTACCATCCGCCGTGGGCATAAGTTCCTTGGTAAAATTAACAACATTGAATATAACTTCATTTCCTTGACGCCAAAAGTTGCCGTTAAGCTCGAAGATAATACGTATCGTTTTTATAATATCCCAGTCTATGAAGGATCGATGAGGAATATTTCGTACCGTGTTGACGGTGTTAAGAAGTTTCCTAAGTATGAGATTCCTTCAGATATCGTGGATATGGAAACTCTTACGGTTAATATTTACGAAAACGCCGACTCTCAAATTTATAACACATACCCATACTACACCAATGCCAATAACGTTGGACCGAACTCTAAGATTCACTTCCGTTCGGAAAACCGTTTTGGTCGGTATGACGTTTTCTTTGGTGATGGTTACTTAGGATATAAGCCACCTTCTGGTTCTATCGTAAAAATTGAATATATCGATACTTCTGGTAAGGACGCTAACAACATTCGCAAGCTATCAACTGCGGAGCCGATCGACGGGTTTTCATCTATTACTGTATCTATGTCTGAAGGTTATTCTTCTACATATGGCGGTGAGATGAAAGAAAACCTCGAGTCTATTCGTTATAACGCACCGATTAACTTTGCTACGCAGGATCGTGCTGTAACAGCTAACGATTACCGTGTACTCTTACTCCAAGAGTTCGATGATATTCAAGACGTTTCTATTTGGGGTGGCGAGGATAACGATCCGCCGATTTATGGTAAAGTATTCATTGCGCCAGCACTCAAGAACCAAGAGCGTGCCACCGAAACCTTTAAAGAATCTATTAAACTATTCCTAAAGGGTAAGAACGTTGGTTCAGTAACGCCAGAAGTTCTTGATGCCGAATATACTAATATTGAAATCGAGGCAATGATCAAGTATGATTTGAATCGTACGCAATCTACTCTTGGCGACCTAGAATCTAAGGTATATCAAAAGATTATTACATATAACGATGAACACCTTAACCGTTTTGATGGTATTCTACGTGCTTCTAACCTAGCGAGTATGATTGACGACTCTGATCCAGGGATTATTAATACCTCGTTCAAGTTGAATATGTATAAGGAGTTCCGACCGAACCCTCTCAAGGCGAACGACTATACGTTGACGTTCTCGAATAATATTTACATCTCGGACTCCTCTGAAGCTACGATCACCTCTACTCCGTTTAGATTAGAAGGAAAGCTCTGCCGATTGGCTGACGACCCTGTTTCCGATTCTATTGAGCGGTATCGTCAGATTTACGTTTATGAAGTTTCGACTGGTATTCGTATTCCAAAGTACTCTAACGTTGGATTGGTAGATCCTTCTCGTGGTAAGGTATATCTTCGGGATATCAAGTTTGACTTATCTAATAAAATTCGTATCACAGTTAAGCCAGATTCCTTTGATATTGCGCCTAAATATAACCAGTTGGTGAATATTTACGAAGCCGACATCACGGTGACTGCTGAACAAGATACCGTTTCCGTTCTTGGTTCCACTGGTCTAAGCAACTATAAAACGTTCCCGAGACACTAATGGCAAACAATGAGATAAACAGAGTACCAGAACTTATACCGCAGGATATCGCGAATATCTCTGCGGATTTCGTACTGTTCCTACAGAAGTATTACGAGTTTCTTAATCAGGATGGGATGCCTTCTGATAACGTTTCTCGTGCACTCCATCGACGTAACCTAGACCAATCAATCGATAACTACCTCGATGTTTTGTATCTAGAGTTTGGTTATGGTTTTGTTTTTAACCGTGATGCGAATAAAGCAAACATTCTTTCTAACCTTCCCCAGATCTATTCAGGCAAGGGTTCGTTAGACTCGGTAAAAGTTCTTTTCCGTATTATCTTCGGCGAAGAAGTCTCTATCCGATTGCCCAAAGAGGTAATCCTTCAGCCTTCTCATGGTAACTGGCTATCAGAATATTCTGTTATGGCGGTCGTTCAGGAGGGTAATCCGTTTGATATGATCGGTAAGTTTGTAGAGGTTAAAACAACCTTTGCTGATACTCCGACTCAAACGTTCGACGTTGAAATTAAGCGTGTAGAACTGAGAGACCCTGCAGACGGGGTTTATCAAATCTATACATCAAGGTTTTTCTCGGGCTTTTTTGCTGCCGATTCTGAGATTACATACTTAGATGTTAAGCTGAAACTTATTCGTTCTATGTCTAATACCATTAAAGATGGTATTGAAGAAGTTGGTTCTGGATTCCGTATTGGTGAAACATACGAAGTTAAAGCATACGATCGTGGTAACGCATACAATGATGTTATCGGTATCCCTTCTAAGTTAAGTCGTAGAACCCCATCGCAATCTCTATACCGTTCTATTGACGTTGAAAATGTAGATGTTGACGTTCGGACAGACGGTACTATTACTGAAGTATCTACGAAAGAAACCGACCGAGGAACAATTAGAACTACTACGATTATTCGTGGTAATAAAAAGACCATTCGTGAAGAATTACCAGACGGAACTGTAAAAGAATCTTCTGAAGTAATCGACGGATTCCCAGCCCCTAACCTACAGGTTGACTGGGATGCTATTAAAGAAGCGATGGTTGAGCTGGATACATTCCAGTTCGGTGGCGATGACGTACTTATCTATGGTCTTTTAAATGAGATCAACCCAAACACTGGTAAAAAATACGCAGATGCTACTGCTGGCGGTTTAATTAACTGGTGGGACTTCTACTACTTCTATCGTTTATACCGTGGATATTCTACTCGTACTGGATATGCGCAAGACTTCTATGACGAATGGAATTCCCGCTATCCTAACAACCCATTATCCCCATCGTTTGCCGTTGCGCTTATTGTTCTTCGTTTTAATACGGCAGCTTCTCAAGAAGCACAAGGCGACGCAGCTCTTATTCAAGAGATGATCGATCATATCAATCAAAAGATTGAAATTTCTGGTCGGTTATTTGGCGACATCGATAATGACGGTACGATTGACTCTTCAGATCTTATTTACATTACTGAATATGTAGATCCTGTAACTCGCGACTTAATGAATACCGATGCGAAGGATTACATTGAAGACGTAATCTTCCCTCTTCCCGAATCGATTCAGCTACCTGAAGAAGATGGTGGTTATGGTAAGACCTTAGACGAAGCACTAGAATACTTGATTATTGCCTTTGCTTCTAATTATCAACAGGCGGTTCGTAACCAGCTTCACGATTTCTTATTACAAGAAGACCCAGACTATCCTGGATTCGTTCGTGCGGATATTAACAACGACGGTAAGGTAGACCTCGAAGACGTTAAAATTTTACTCCGTCGTGCTTCTGGTATTCCAGTTGACTCGGGTTCTATTGGTAAAATTAACTATCCATACCTCGTCGGCGGTTATTCTGACGTAAATCCAGTCATCGATGATCCACACGGTAAAGACGGGACTATCCGAACTAATATTCAGGATGGCGTATTAACTACGTTGGATATTCGGAATCCTGGGCTTGGTCTAACTGCTGCCTTTGTTAAAATCTACGACCCAACACGATACACATACGTTTGGCGTAGATATCGTAGAAAGGTTGCTGGGGCATATTCAGATTCTATTGCTCGACTCAACCTAGTAGACGGTAAGATCGATGACATCGATATGACTCGTATCGGTACTAAGTACGACATAGACTCTACTGAAGTTAGTATTTATGCTTATCGAGGAAACGCTAGGATTTACCCAGTATTTTCTGGCGGACAAATCGTTGACTTTAATATTTCTTACGGTGGTACTGGCTATCAAAACCTTTCAACAATCTCCTTAATTGGAGCAGACGGTACTGGCTTCGACGGAGATGTTGTAGTACACGATGGCGTTATCACTGGATTTGACTTAGCAACTGGCGGTTCTGGCTATTCTAATGACGTTACTGTAACTGTAAATTCAAACACTGGTCTCGACGCAGAGATCGAGGCGATTGTAGAAGATGGAGTTATTACTGGCTTTAATATTATTAATCCAGGTCATTTGTATAATTTTATTGAAGCCTCCGATACCGTAACAATCACGGATAACGCTGGCACGCCCACTGAGGAAGCAAATGTAACACGTGTTAATACTATAGACGGTGTTATTCACGACATTACAATTTACGACCAAGGCGGTTCTGCTTCTCCTTCTTCAGGCGGTACATACTTAGATTATACTGCTGCTCGAGTTTCTATTAACCGTGTAACTCAAGAACCCGAACTAATCCCTATTATTCAAGATGGGGTTATTTACAATATTAATGTAGTTAATTCGGGTGAAGGTTATAAAGAAGAAACTGCTACTATCAACTTAAATGCTGATAGGACAGATCCTCAGATCTCGTACTCATTAGACTCTTCTGGTTCTATTGTACAATTCTCAGTAGAATTTGCTGACGGTTATGCAGACAACGCTACAGTAACAATTACTGAAGACGGGCATACTGGTTCGGATGCTCAAATTAATCTAAGAATCGTTGATGGTAAGATAACGGATTCTTATATTATTGACTCCGGATCGGGTTATTCTAACCCTTCCTTTGAAATCGGTCCAAGGAAAGATGCTGATTTAAGCATTGATATTGGAACAGACTACCTTACTTGGATTGACGAAGTTATCGTAGAGCCCCTTATCGGTTCTATCTATAACCCATTATTACTTTCTGGTCCAGGTAAAGGCGGTGTCGTTCGTGTCCAAGAGGTCGACGGTAATGGCGGTATTCGTAAACTTAAATTTCAAGAGTTTGGATACAATTACCCAGATTACTTTACGACATTTATCGAGCCTAATAATCCTGGCGGAACGGTGGCGACGATCGGATTTAAGTCCGAGGTGGTTGGTGTAACTTCACCATCGTATGTTGACCGAAAAGGTTTCTTGTCGGATATTATTAAGCTACAAGATAATAACTTCTATCAGCAATTCTCGTATGTTATCGAGACTGGCGTAGCGTTCGAAGTATTCGAGGACATTGTTAAGAAGTCGGTTCACCCTGCTGGTATGAAGGTATTTGGTGAACAAACGATTACGGACTTCTTCGAAATTGAAGTTTCGATCGACGAGGCATATGCTGCGTTTAACAACAGGCTATTCCTTGACTTAACGGATATTCCGCAAAAGGATAACGACGACTGGCATCTTATCAAGGATCTGCCTCGTGTAGAAGATCCTACGGACTCGACAGTTATCACTTCTCTACAAGAGGTGTATCACCTTGAGAAGCCGAAATATGACGTAACGGACGTACAATCAAACACCGACGACGTTTGGTATTTTGAGAAAGATTTAACTGTAGACGACTACCACGAAATCCAAATTGCGGAAGCATTAAAAGAGACGTACCACCTTTATAAGGATTCGGACTCAACGAAAGACTTCCCAGTTGCCGATAACCTTAAAGAAACTTGGCATCTATATAAGCCACTGTACGATATTACTACCAATGAAGATGATGAGGTTTATTCGTTCATCAAGGTACTATTCGAAGAGTCACAGGCGGTTTCTCAGAAAGAAACGTACCACCTTGAAAAGCCTAAAACCGATCGTACATTAAACACAGACAATGACGATTATCATCTGTTCAAACCTAAAACAGATGAGTCAATAGCAACTGATTCGTATCCTTTTTACGACTTTATTAAGTCTAATTTGGATACGGTAGTAACATCGGAATATCTTCCTAGAGATATAATCAAAGGAGAAATTCCGGATGTAGCGCAAACAGACGACAGCAGTATTAAGTTTGCGTTGGGGATTAATATATATGAGTTATATTCTGACCCAAAGATAGCCAACGAAAACCACTTCGTTAGACCTACCGACCTTCCGGTCAATCATGTCTTTAAATATCCCACCGATATGGTACGGGTTGAGGACGATACCGCTTTGGTCGGCGTAGACGACGATAATATTTTGGCTATAAATAAAACCGTGAACACTCCAGCTACAGCAGTTGCTACTGGGGGCTTTGTACACCGTTCTCTTTATGCTTACGATTATTTCGCTACGCCTGAAGATTACTCGTTTACAGACACTAATTATACTTTCACAAACTAATCATCATTTAATTGGAGATATTTAAATGAACAAACTCGAAACCCTAAAGGCTACTGGTCGCCTTTCTGTTGAGCGTAAGAACTCACAAGGAGCGGTTGTAGACAGCTTTATCGTACCAAACCTTGTTGTTCAAGACGGTCTTGACTGGATTGCGGCACGTATGTACGATGTAAATTCACCAAACCAAATGTCTCACATGGCAATTGGTTCTGACTTNGCAACTCCTCAGTTGGCTGACTCAACTTTGGGTGCTACTCTACCTGTTGGACGTCAACCATTGACCTCTACTTCTGTATCTGGTAACACTGTAACTTATGTTGCTACGTTCGAGCCAGGAGAAGGTACTGGTACTGTTAAAGAAGCAGGTATTTTCAATGCTTCATCCGGTGGTACTATGCTTTGCCGTACAGTATTCCCTGTCGTAACTAAAGAAGCTGGCGATACTATCACTATCACTTGGGCTGTTACAATTAGCTAATAAGAGATAGGTGATAAGATGCCAACAGTACTCAAGAACGATATACACACGAACGTTGCGCAGATCGTTTATAGAGGAATCCGTAGTCGTACGACTCGTGCGTACTTCTTTCTAGGTAAAGCGTTGCCATGGGATTCCCTTGACAACGCTGCCCCTACTCCTCTTGCGTCTCGCGACTACGAGTTCCAAACTCGGTCGGACATCATTGGTATGAAAAATATCAGTGCTGCTGACGTTTCTTTCGCAATCGAACGTCAAGACTGGGCTTCGGGTACTGTATACGATATGTATGATGATAGATATTCGTCGCAGTTCCCAGCCCCTTCTGGTGCTACGGATATTGCCGATGCTAATATGTTTGTTCTAACAGACGAATTTAACATCTACAAGTGCATATCTAATAATTATGGCGCACCATCAACCGTTAAACCGACTGGTAAATCTACTGGTTATTTAACATTTGACGATGGATATATCTGGAAATACATGGACACTGTTGATCAGATTCAACGGTCTAAGTTCTTAACTCCAGAGTATCTACCTATATCAAACACCGTAGAAGAGCGATACTTTTCTGCTGGTCTATCTCCAATTATTATCAATCCTGGCTCTGGATACGTTCAAAGTAATGTCTCATGTTACATTACTGGCGACGGATCCGGAGCAGCATTGAACCCAATTGTTGATGAGAACGGTCAGATTGCCTACGTTGACGTTGTTAACCCAGGAAACAGTTACTCAACTGCTTCTGTTCAGGTTATAACGCCAGACCCCGATCAACCTCAGGGTGCTGGTGCTGAAATTGCGTTGGCATTGGATTACGGTGACTTAGAAGCTCCTCAGGCTGAAGTTCAGCTTGCAGCAGTATCTGGAGAACTAAGCTACATATATGTAACAGACGGCGGTTCTGGATATCAGGACGCAACAGTAGAGATTGAAGGTAACGGATTAGAAGCTTCGGCATCAGTCGTTATCGACCAAGGAGCTATTGTAGGGATTAACCTTATCAAACGTGGTCGTGGATATACCGTGGCTACTGCTAGAATTATTTCTAGTACTGGTTCTGGCGCATCGGCATATGTGATTATCTCGCCAACAGGCGGTCATGGTCGTGACTTGGTAAATGAATCTTTTGCTGATATTCTTTCTTTCCAGATTTCAACTCTAGACGAAATCAATCAGGGATTCTTACTTGATAATGATTATCGTCAGTCGGGCATGATATTAGACCCAGACAAATTCCCGAAAGAAGGCGAGCTTCGTCAAAAGGTTGTTTCTGATTATGCATCTGCTTGTCACGTGCTAGAAGTCGAAGGGCTAAATGCCAACGACTTTGTACAAGACCAGATCATATACAACCAACAAACTGGAGACTCGTTATACATTGTTCAGTCTGGAGATTATCAGGACGCTGGTGTAACTATTGGCGCTAGACTACTTGTTCAATCTTATGACAACTTTATACCAGAATATGGTGATACCTACGTTGATGATGAAGGATCTCCTTTGTTAAACCTAACTTCCGATACTTCTAATATAGTAGATCCGGAATTCGATAAGTTCTCTGGTTCCATGGTGTTCATTAATAACCGCACACCATTCCGTAAATCATCAGAACAAATCGTGAACGTTCGTACATACATTAAATTTTAACGGCTAAATAAGGTTAGGAAAGCTAATCAACGGTACATCGGAGAAAACATAAATGGCGATTAATTTTAATACTGAGCCGTATTATGACGATTATGATGAGGATAAAGGTTTTTACCGAATCCTCTTCAAGCCTGGAGTCTCGGTTCAAGCACGTGAATTGACCCAGTTACAGACGATCATCCAAAAGCAGATCGATCGTCATGGTAGTCATATCTTTAAAGAAGGCGCACGTGTAACAGGTGGTGAGTTTGGTTTCACAAACAAATTCTATGCCGTCAGACTACAGCCAGGAGCTGGCAACCAGTTAGTTGGNGATTATCTAGATCAGTTCGTTGATCTAGAGGTTCGCGGACAAACATCTGGTGTTACTGCTCGTGTGGTAATGGTTACTGAGGCAACTGCTGAAGACCCACATACCCTTTACGTCACTTACACTTCAACTGGCGACGACCGTGTAAGTTCAACCTTTGCTAACGACGAGAAACTTATCGCCGTTGATTCAGTTGTTAATGGTATTGCCCCAGGATCTACGATCGCTCAGGTAATGTCTACTAACGGTACTGCTATCGGTGCTTCGGCTTCGATGGAACGTGGCGTTTACTTTGTAAATGGTCACTTTGTACTCGTTCCTTCTCAGCGTATCATTCTAAGCAAATATACTAACACTCCTTCTGTTCGTGTTGGTCTTGGCATTTACGAATCTGTCGTTGATGCTGACGACGACCAAAGCCTACTAGATACAGCCCAGAATGCTCCTAACTTTTCTGCCCGTGGTGCCGATCGACTTCGAATTGAGTTACGCCTAGAAACTCGCGACGAGGAAGATGAGGAAGACGAAAACTTTATCGAGCTCGAGCGTATCCGTAATGGCTTCTTGGGAGCCAAGGTTAAGACTTCTGAGTACTCCGAATTAGAAACTAACCTAGCTCGTCGCACATACGATGAATCTGGCGATTATGTCATTAAATCGTTCCAGATGAAAATCAAAGAAACGCTTAATGACGGTCTTAACAACGGTGTTTACTTTGAAGGTATTACCACCGATGATGGTAACGATCCTTCTGACGACTTTATGACTCTTCAGCTTTCTGCTGGTAAAGCGTATGTTCGTGGTTATGAAGTGACGTTGAATCAACCCGCATTTATTGATATCCCTAAACCAAGGGAATTCCAAGTTCAAGAAAACGCTTCTATTAATATGGAGCTGGGCAACTATGTTCGTGTAAATAATGTATTCGGCTCGCCCGAAACTTCTTCGCCTTCAACTGATTTGTCGGCGTTTAAAGACGTTCTCTTATACGACGAAGCTACTACAACTCCTGGTGAAGCATCCGGAGCTCCTATTGGTGTGGCTCGTGCACGTGCGTTTGAATTGGAAAACGCTAACCAAGGTGGTGCTGTAGATGTTTTTGGTTCTGATGCTTCATTCAGGTTATACCTGTTTGACATCAAGATGTTTACTGAAATCGTAACCACATCCGTGTTCGAGGACCCAGCTGTCAGCACTCACTTACAGGGAACTATGGTTCGTGGCGATGAATCCAGAGCATTCGGATACTTACATAAGACGACCGATCCTTCGAACCAACGTTTATTGTTAACTTCAGTTGTAGGTACTTTCCGCCCAGGAGAAGACCTTCGTGTGGCTGCTGATAACTATCAATCTGTTTTCGCTACCGCATTATCTTCTGGTCAGGAAGAAACTGTAATTAACTATGCTTTAGAAAACGTTAAACAGGTCTACTCTGAAGGAACTACTCAGGGTCTGACAGGAGAAGACTATAACTTCTCTGCTGACTTACAGCTAGAAGGTTCTTTCCAGCTAACTGGTTCTGCTAACGTTTCTGGTAACACGATTACTGGTTTGAACGCATTCTTCTCGGACGAAGTTAAAGTTGGCGATGCGTTACTGCTTCCTACTGGTTCGGGCGGTGCTTCTGAAATTCGATATGTTAGTATCGTAAGTAATAACGAAATCACCCTTCAGTCGGCGGTATCAAACGCACGAACTTCTATCACTATCTATCGACTCCGTGCTCTTATTAACGAGCAAGAGAAGAACTTACTTCTTCGTCGGTTCGAGAAAGACTTTACTCGGAGCGTTGATAGCGTAGACGTGACTCGTGTTTACCGTCAGTTTGTAGCCGACTCCAACCAATCAGGACAGGTTATTATTAACGCTGGCTCTGGTCAATCTTTTGTTGGCTTAGATAACGACACGTTTACCGTAACCATCGTTAAGGAAGGTACAGGCGGAAGTGGTTTAGTTGGACAAGTTGTTAACGTAGAATCCGACGAAGTTTCTACTACGTCGTCTGGTTCTCAGATTACGATTGCTTCGCCCACTATCTTCGGAAACGGTGCTACTGTTAAAGTCCTTGCTACGATTAACAAGAGTAATCAAGCTGCTAAAGCTAAGTTGTTTAGACCTTGTTCTATCGTACAGGTTCTGAACAAATCGAGTGACACCTCTGGCGAGATAATTTACGGAACTTCTTCTCATCACCGAGATATCTCTCTTGGCGTTGCTGATGCTACTAAGATTCTAGCGGTATATGCTTCTAATTCTATTAGCGAAGCTCCTGCTATTCCGACCCTAACCTTGAATAACACCTCTGGTACTTTCAGTAAGGGTGAGATTATTCGTGGCGGTACATCTGGCGCAACTGGTATTATCGTTGACTCTGTTTCTCCGATTCGGTATGTTAGCCAAAACGCTATCAACTTCCAGGTCGGCGAGACTATTACTGGATTTGATTCCGGAGCGACTTCAGAAGTTGTTTTGGTTGCGGCTGGTAGTGTTGATGTAAGTAAAGACTTCTTGCTAGATACTGGGCAACGTGATAACTTCTACGATGTATCAAAGATTACTCGTAAAGTAAAAGCTCGTATTCCTAAAGGTCAATTGGCTGTTGTGTTCGACTACTTTGAACACTCTTCTGGTGACTTCTTTACGGTTGACTCGTACTCTAGTATCGAATATAAGGACATCCCCACTTACTCGGCTACTCGTGTAGACCCCGAAGTTCGTAGTCCTTCTGGTCGTTATGACCTTCGCTCTAGTATTGACTTCCGTCCTCGTGTAGCGAATATTCAATATACTTTCAGCACTTCCTCTGGTTTGAATGGTGCTCGTATCGTTACTGGACCTTCGTTTGACTTCGAAAGTCGTAAATACTCGGGAGATGGTGCTTCTAGAGCAGACACTCCGGTAGATAACTCTTCGATTAACTACAATTACAGCTTCTACCTTGGTCGAAATGACGCAGTCTTCATGACCACCAAAGGCGAGCTGATTGTTATCCATGGTATTCCTTCTGAAGACCCTAAAGTCCCAGAAGATATTGACAATGCGATGCGACTAGCTAATATCGATATGCCTCCATACGTATTGAACGTTGAGGACGTTGATGTTACTAAGAGTATGCAGCGTCGATACACGATGAAAGATATCGGTAAGTTAGAGCGTCGTATCAATAACATTGAATACTACACTTCTCTTTCTTTACTTGAGAAGAGCGCCGAAGTCCTTCAGATCAAGGACGCTAACGGTTTAGATCGATTCAAGTCTGGCTTCTTGGTAGATAACTTCGGTGGTCATAAGACTGGCGACGTTCTCAACCGTGATTACCGTTGTGCGATTGATATGACAGAGCGTGTACTTCGTCCGAAGTATAAGATGAAGAATATTGCTCTTGAAGAAGTTTCCACAACACCCGAAGATAGACTCGATAAGCATTATACTGTTTCAGATAATATTGCCCTGCTTCCATATGAAGCTGTAGAATCTATCGAACAGCCATATGCTACTCGTGTAGAAAACCTCAACCCTGTGTTGAATTTCTCATGGGCAGGTTCTCTAAAGCTAGAACCTTCTGCTGACGAATGGTTTGAAATCGAGCGTTTACCAGATATCGTTAATAACGTTGAGGGTAACTTCAATACTGTACTTGCTGATAACAAGAATGCTATTGGTACTGTTTGGAACGCCCCTATAACTGAGTGGACTGGCGTTCTACAAAACACTCAAACCACTACTCGTAGGGAAAATCGATTCATTAACTTGGGTCAGCCACGTGGTCGTGCAGTTTTGACTCGTACAACTGCTGACGAAGTGGGTGTACAAACTCGTACTGGTATGGAAACAACCGTAGTCGAGCAAATTGACGTAAACTCTGAGGGTGATCGTGTAGTTGCTGAGGCGTTGATTCCGTACATTCGTTCTCGCGATGTTCTTTTCGAAGGTCGTGGCTTGAAACCATTTACACGAGTGTATCCTTTCTTCGATAAGGTTAATGTTGGTGCTTATGTAACTCCGACCTCTGGTTCTTTGATCTCTAAGGAAGGCGTAGAGACAACTGTTCCTATCTCTCAAGACTGGGAAAGAATCAAGGTTATCGAAGTACACTACGATAACAACAGTAACAAAGAAATCGATATCGTTATGGCTCGTACTTACGATCCTAAGCGACCAGCGTCTTGGAACTCTGGTGTAGAGGTTATTAAGAAGTTCTCTATTCACAACCACGGATTCTCCACTCGCTGGAATGGTAAGAACGACGGTATCATTCGAGCAGTTGTTAACGAATTCCCTGATGCCTTTGCTTCTGTTACAGAAGATGGTCGTTTCTACCGGATTGTTCTGAATAGCAACTACCGATTCACTTCGTTTACTGGTGATAAAGGATGGCGCTGGATTGAATCTAATACTGTACGCTTACATAGAACTTCTGCTAGTTCTGGTCGTAACTACATGCAGTACATGGACGCTTCTGGCAACTGGGTTTCTTTAACTACAACTCACGCTCACCCAACCTTAGAGCTTGGTGTTAACAACTCGTGGGGAGTAGACTCTGAGGCTAACCAAGCTTCTAACGCTTTCTATGCTCGTTCCGTAACTAGAACAACCAACCGCTCTATTGCGCAGTTTGACTTTACGGATGCTCCATTGAAGCCAAACCAGTTCGGTCAGGGTATATTCCGATTCCGTTTCTATGATAGAAATGGTAACGGTGCTTTAGCATCTTTCCAGATCTCTGAGATTACCTTCTATGACGAGAACTATAACTTCAACCCACCTGGAGTTGCTGCTGAAGACGTTTACGAATGGAACATTGAGAATGCTCTAATTTCTAACGTTGATCACTCCGAAGTTATCGCTGCGTACAACATGAAGAAAGTTGACCAGCTTATTAACGGTGGTAAGCGATACGACTCTGATAAGGGAACTTGGGTTATCGATGGTATTAACTATCGTTCTGACCACGAAATCTGGTCAGAGGCTTTGGTCGGCGACTACAAAAAAGGCGAATGTGGCGTAGACCTTATGGTTCGTGGCGGTGTCAGAACTGCTGAAGTTCCGGATAATAACTTGGAGCGATTTGCTGCTCCTGGAACACAGTCTGGTGACGCTCTCGTTACTGATGCTGGCGGTTTCGTTTCGGGTATCTTTGAGATTCCGGATCCGAACATTGCTGGTAACCCAATATTTGAAACTGGCGAGCGTTTATTCCGATTAACTTCCGACCCGCAAAACGGCGACGAANCCGTAGAAACGTTTGCGCAAGCACCGTATACTGCTAAAGGTATTCTCCGCTCTATGCAAGAAACCTTTACTGCTACTCGTAACGGTGTGTTGTCTACAAGGGAAGTTACGCAAGAAACTACTGTTACTCGTCAGCGAGACCTTGGTGAAGAAGTAACGGGTTGGTGGGATCCACTGGCTCAGTCTATCATGCCTTCTACTCCTGGCGGTGAGTTTATTACTGGTATTGACGTGTTCTTTGCTACCAAAGACGATTTCATCCCAGTAACTTGTCAGCTACGTGAGATGGAAAACGGTGTTCCTACTCGTAAGGTTATCCCGTTCGGTTCTAAGACCCTACAGGCAGAAGATGTTTCCACTTCGGAAGACGGTTCTGTTCCAACCTACTTTGAGTTTGATGCGCCAGTTTTCGTTAAAGAAAACGTGGAACTTTGTATCGTACTGATGACAGACTCTCAGAAGTATCTGGCGTGGATCTCACGTATGGGCGAGAAAGATGTTCTCGGAAACCGTACAGTATCTGAACAACCTTACTTGGGTGTTCTCTTTAAGTCGCAGAACAACTCTACTTGGACTGCATACGACTATGAGGATCTCAAGTTTACCGTATATCGTGCGCAATTCGATACCTCTAAGAACGGAATTATTGAGCTTCAAAACTCAGAGATTCCTATGGCTAAACTTGGAGCGAACCCTCTTGAGATTACAGAAGGTTCATCAGAGATCCTTGTTAACCACGACGACCACGGAATGTACGACACTTCTCAATCAACTGGCAACGTAGTTGTTATTGATGGAGTTAAGACTGGTATGGCTGGTCGACTGACAGAAATCCTCGAAGTCGGAACCAACAGTTTCGTAATCGATGGTGCTATTGAGGCAGGCTTCCCGACTGATACGGGTGTAGAAAGAACCTTCATTATCCGAACTAACGTTGACGTTGAGGCGGATGATATGGTTATTAAAGGAACGGTTTCGGTATCTGGTAATGTATACACTGTAAACGTAACCTCTACAATTACTGCTTCTCATCCTATGGGCGCTTATATCGAGTTCTATGAATTGGGTAACCTAAAGTTAGACCTCGTTAACAACGTTCCTCATAAGGTGACAAAGGCTACAATTGACAGCTATGTCATTGATATTGGTGACGAATGGGCTGCTGATATAACCGATTCGATTGGTGGTTCTGAAGTTGTTGCTTCTCATAATGCTTTGATTAACGACTATCAGTTGATGGTTCCAGTAGTTACTTTCCCAGGAACCGAAGTTAGGACTAAGGTCGATTTCTTGAATGGTACTTCTCCTTCTGGTACTGAAGTTTCGTTCGGAAACTACGGGGAAACTACAACCGAGTTGGTTGAGCGTATCGCGACTCGTCGTGCTGGTATGATCGCTTCTGGACCTAACGAGTTTGCTAATAACTCTGGCTTAAAGTCGATGAAAGTTACTTTTGAGATGAATTCTACGGTTGACAACTTGTCTCCAATTGTCGACCTAGAAAGAAAGTCAATGACAACTTATGCTAACCGAATCGACTACATTAAGGGTTCAGAAGATACGGGTGCTCTTGAGTACAACCCACCAACTGATCCGGACGGCGATTCTGGCGAAGCTATTTACATCACGAAGCGTGTTCAGTTGAAGAACCCCGCAACCTCTATCAAAGTAATCTTGGATGCGGTTAGAAACCCATCTGCTGAGATTGAAGTGATGTATAAAGTTCTTCGTTCAGATGACTCTAACGATTTTGATGAAATCGGTTGGTCTTACTTTAACGGTAATGGCAGTCCAGATATTCCTGTACCTGCCGTCTCGGATAGGTTCTCTTATCGCGAATACGAATACACTCAAGATAACATTTCTGAGTTTATCGCATTCGCAATTAAGATCAAGATGAACGGTACTTCTATTACTGAAGTTCCTAAGATCAAAGACCTCCGAGCAATCGCTTTGGCTCTGTGATATGGATAACAATCTTACTATTAAGCCAGTAGAAGGGCATCCCGACTTAGCTCGGGATGTCTCTTCGGGCGCAGTGATTAATACCAATACAACTGCCTACAATCAAGCTATAACCGCAGCCAGAAAGGCGAAAGAGAAAGAAGCAAAACTTGACTCTGCTATTTCAGATATAAATAATGTTAAGCAAGAATTAGATGAAGTCAAAGGGCTTCTTCAAGAGTTACTTAAAAGGGTATAATTGATGGCAACGTTAAAACTAAGAACAGAACAAGCACTCGCTTTAACAAACTTAGAGGTTGATAATAACTTTTCCAACCTTAACAACGAGTTAATCACTGCTGGTTCATACAACGCTACCACGGGTTCTGTTACTTTGACTACCCGAGGAACTACTGTAGCTGACGTTACATTCGACGTTAAGCCAAACACCTTCTTAAAGGTTCAGGGGCAACAAAGTAACGGTACTGTTAGAGGAACTGTAACAGCAGACGCATTTGACGACACTCTTATCTTGCGAGAGAATGGCGGTATTACCCTAGCCGTCGATTCTGACTCCGGAAAAGATATTATCAAATTTGCCCACGCTGATACCTCTTCTGTAGCCAACCATTCTAACGACAACTCTGGCGGAACTGTCATTCAAGACCTTTCGCTAACGTTCGATACGTATGGTCACGTTACTGCGATTTCGTCAACCGACGCAAACCTAGATAACCGTTATCTACAGCTGACTGGCGGTACGATGACTGGAAACATTACTTTCTCGGACGACGTAGAAGGTATTGTTTGGTCTCGTAATACCGATGGCGCATTCATCAAATTCCATAACACTGCTGACAGCGACACCGATAGTTACCTAGAGTTTAACACTGCCGATAACGGTAATGAATACTTTAAGTTCACTACCACAAGCGGAGCGAGCACCTATACCCTTGCTGACCTAAAACTAAACGGCTCTGTTGGCGATCTATCGGTTTTCGGAATTAAAACCCGTGCCATCCAGTCTTCTGGTAACGATACTTTGGTCATTTCCGGATGGAGTGCGGCTGCAACTGCTGGAGCTGCAGGTAAAGCCGTTCAAATACAAGGTGGTAACGGTTCCGCAGAATCGACAACTGGAGGTAACGGCGGTAGTATTAACCTATTCGCTGGTTACGGCGGTCAATACAAAGGAACTGGCGGTAACGTAAACATCTCTTCTGGTCAAGGCGGTGGCTCCGGAGCATATCCTTCCAAATTGACTTTGTCTGGTGCTGCTGATACTGGCGTTGGTCCAGACGCAACCCTAGAAGCTGGAACAGCGCTTGGTTCTAATAAAGCTGGCGGCGATGTTTACATCAAGGCTGGTAAAGGTACTGGTACTGGAGATCCTGGTCGCATTATTTTCCAGACTTCTCCGTTAGCTACTTCTGGTTCGACGACTCAGACTTTGGGTAATAGGGTTATCATCGACGAAACTGGTATCACGACTGGCGTATGGAAGGCGACTGTTATTGCTGACGAATACGGCGGCACGGGACAAAGCAGTTATGCTAAGGGCGATATCCTTTACGCTTCTGGCGCAAACGTTCTTTCTAAACTATCGGCTGGTACAAACGGTCATTACCTTAAACTCGTAAACGGCGTACCTTCTTGGGCTGTAGCGGTTACTGAAGACGCTAACACAACTTATTCAGTTTCTGTTCCATCTTCTACCACTAAGATTCGCTTATCTGGTTCGGATTCTACAACTGACGATATCGAAATCGCTGGCGGAACTAACGTTACGGTAACTCGTAACAGCGATAGCAAACTTACTATTGCTTCCACCGACACAACATACTCTACGGCAACATCTACTGCTCTCGGTCTCATTAAGATTGGTTATGCAGAGTCCGGAAAGAATTACCCTGTTGAGTTAGATACTAACGGCAAGGCTTATGTAAACGTTCCTTGGTCTGACACCGACACCAATACAACATACTCTACGGCAACATCTACTGCTCTCGGTCTCATTAAGATCGGATATACAGAAAATGCAA